AACACCAGAAAATCTGAATGTACAGCGTGTTTCGCAGGTTCTAAAGAAGTAGATGATAAGGAAGATAAAATATATCTTAAAATAAATGAAAATTATTATGAACTTATATCAAAATTCAGAACAAGAGATACGTGGCTTAGAGCATTAGTAATAGTTGGGATATCCTCAATAATATCAATATTTACTCTTATTTTAACTTTAATAAAACTTTTTAATTAAATGGGGTAGATTTATTATAAATATAATCGAAACTGTATAGGAGGGAAATATATGTTAGTAATAGACGCTATTGCAAACGCAGCAACAAGTATATTCGGAATTATTGATAAGTTCGTCCCCGACAAAGATCTTGCAGCTAAAATGCAAAATGAGATAAATATTAAACTCATAGACACTCAGGCACAATTACAGCAAGGTCAGATTGATATAAATAAAATTGAAGCGGCTAGTGCGAACGTTTTTGTTTCAGGATGGAGACCGGCAATAGGATGGGTATGTGCCTTTGCTCTATTCTGGCAATTCGTAGGATATGATATGTCTCTATGGCTTATTGCTGTTACCAAATCAACTCTTGTTGCTCCAAGGCTGATGGGTGGTGAAAATTTGATGGAGTTGGTGCTTGCCATGTTAGGTTTGGCTGGTTTTAGAACTTTTGAGAAATCAAAAGGAATTGCAAGTAAATAAAATAAAAAGGAGATAAAAATATGAGATTCTATAATTTTATTAAGGAAGAAAAGGAACCTGATATTGTGAAAAAGGCACTTGCCATAGGCGAACCAGAAGTAGGGGAAGATTATACTGATGATGAAAAAAGAAGCAATATAGACACTATCCAAAAAGCATTGGATGCCGCTTCGGGCGATGATGATACAGAAGCGGATATCAGTATAATAAAAGACCTGAAAGATAAGAAAGTTAAGTGGCTTAAAGTTAAATCGGGAACAAAGCCAACTAAAACAAAGACCGAACTTCCTGTTGATCCTACAGGAAAAACAAAAGGACAACCTAAACCAAACCCAAATTAATGAAAAAGAAAAAAGAAAAATGTAGATGCAATGGGCCAATGTACCATGTAAATGGAGTGTATAGTTGCTTTCGTTGCGGTAAAAATATTAAAAATATAAACATGCAACCATCGGTCTACGACAGTATACATAAAATTAAAATTAAAATAACCACAAAAAAGGTAAACAATGGAAATTTTATCTGAAAAAGAAAACAAAGATGGATCTGTAACATTTGAAATGGATTTTAAAGAAGATGAAATTAAAATTTTGTTAGAGTATGCGGTCATACATATTTTAAAAGAATATGTTGAACGAGAGAAGACAAAAACAAAGACAAAAACAAAATCAAAAAAATAAATTAATTTTATTGCTATCTTCTATAAGATGTGATTTCCCAATCGGGTCCAGTAAAAATTTTATCTTCTGGATAAAGAATTTGTCTATCATTGTTTCTGCATCATATTGTAGTACACCATTAAATTCGTCCGGCCACGTATGAAATGTAATCGTATCAATATTAAATGGATTTTTCTTTACATATACAACTTTGGCCTTTAATCCTTCATGAATTGTCTCATATTTATCCTTTAATTTCAGATGGTTTAGAAGAATATTATAATTAAAAACTCCCTTTACATGCCAAGGTGTTCCTTTCTTTGGTTTATCCCCGCTCAGATATTTTCTTATATTGTTTATGCCTATATTTGCTGCTAAGTCTTCAGGAGGCAATTGTTTTAGCTCTTTTTTATATTTTCGAATGGTGTTGGATATTCCTGTTTCTGGCATTTGTTTCATGATCATTTCCATGATCATTTTCAAACGTGGTCTTATTGCTTCGGCACTATCGGACCTTACAATTTCAAGCCCCGTTACGCAAATTTCATTTTTTGGAATACCATCTTTGTTCACTAACCAATAAGCATATTTTTTCTTTTTTACTGCAAGAAATGTTTTGGCAATAATTTCCTGTTTGAATGAAATTTTAAAATCATGAACCTGAGAATTATAATCAATTAATTGTACTTCATTGAAAATTCTATTATCGATATATTTCTCCATGATATGAGATATTTTCTTTATCAATTTTATTTTATTTTCATCATCGGCAATCTTATTCCAATCGTCACATATTCCTTTCTCGATAAACCATTTGCCTAATCCTACAAATAAACTATCTGTGTCACTATAATGAACTAAATCTAAAGAGGTTTGTTTAAGTTCTTTGTCGGAAAATTCTCTCACTACATTTATTAAATCTTCGGGTGGATTATTTAGAATTTCGTTGCAAAATTTTTGACCTTGCTTGATGGTATGTCTGCCACCTGAAGTTATGGCTTCTGCAATGTGAATATTGAAATATCTGCTATAGGGGACCGCCATTATTCCAAAAAATGCATTTAGGAAAATTTTCAATGCCCATTGTAGAGAATCCAATTCACTTACTCTGTCTAATTTATTCTTTTTTTCTATGGAAGTTGGAAGTTTATTTGCCTCCATTTCAATTTGTTTTTTTAATCTATTGACTTCCTTGCGTTTAAAGAATACATTCTTTTCAACTTGTGATACGACTCCTATTTTTGTAGTATTGAAAACACTGCCACAAGGGGCAACCGAGAGCAACCCTTTCTTTAAAGCATTATTAAATGTGATTAATTTTTGATCTGAAATTTTCCTGGTTGTCCATACTCCCTTTTCATCCTTCAATAAAATAAAATCTTCAAACTCTCTTTTTCGGGCATAGTAAACAACTTGCTCTTCTGTGAGTCCTGAAATCTTTCCAAAAAACGTTTCATTGGACATATTCAAGGTTATGATATGGGATGGATAACTGCTTGTTATGTCAATATCTACAACCCATTCGTGCAATCCAATATCAGGTTCTTTCACATATGCCGCTTCGAATGTTTCTTGATTGCCACCAAAGAAATGGGGGGCGCATAGTTTATTTCTTCTATAGTAAGTTATCATTGCCCCTTCAATCAATTGAGTCATGGCATTATAGTATTTCATGGGGGCTTTTGATAGCAGACTTAATGCTTGAATCAATCGAATGAACCCAAGTTTATTTTCTAAATCATAAACTCTTTTGCAATCTATAACATTATATTCTATATGACCATTCCAATCATCTTTTGCGAAATCGTATAAACTTTTATTTGATGTATCCTTTTTGCCCAATTCCAATACATTTTTAGATACATAATCAAGAGTATATTTTTCTAACTTCTTTCCGTATTTTTTGTAAACATCATAGTAATCAAGTATAGTCATTCCAGCTATGTCTATATTATCATCATTGGTTTTCTTTTGTTTCCATACATTCACCACGTTTACAGGAGACATGCTTTCATAAATTTCTTTCCCTCTTTTTTCGCCAAATAATACTTTACATCGACTGATGATATAAGGCAAGTCAAATGACCATATATTATAACCACTTAAAACATCACAAGGATGTGAATGCATAAATGACATAAACTTTATAAGCAATTCATCTTCGCTATTGCATTTTATATACTCTATTTTTTCTTTTCCTGTATAGTCTCTATTAGAAAATGGATCATATCCAAATGTGATCGTTTTATTTGTTTTGTTGTTTAGAATGGATATAAGAATTATAGGATCATTGGAATTTTTATAATCTGGGAATCCTTCATTGGATAATACTTCTATATCGATAAAATAAATCAGCAAATTGGGAACTATTATTTCTTCGTCAGGAATGCCATTATATGTTTCTGCAAGAAATTGTATTTCAGGACGTAGATTATTTTCAAAAATATTTATATTTCCATGTTGTTCCTCTTGAAAAGTACTATAATCTTGATAGGATTCAAATTTTTTTTTGACAACTGGTTGCCCGAAAATTGTTTTTACTTCGGAATTATTTGATAAAACAAACAAATAAGGATTCCAATCTATGATGTCCTTTAAATCTTCTCCATGTACTTGCTCCCATAGATGTATTTGTGACCGCTTAGTATCATACCATAAATTTTTAAAAATAGCCCCTCCTAAACAACAATAAAGTCATCCTCTGATAAAAAATCTGAATGATATGTTTGCATGTCCTTAAATGTAGAAAAATCCCTTTTTAATAGTTCTATTCCTTGGTCGTTGTAAAGGCAATATGCCGGATGAACAGTTACAATATATGGTATTTCTTTATTATCTAAATTGAATATCTTTATATTCCCTCTTTCTCTTAGAACTCCGTAGGTATTTTTAGTAAAAAAATACTTAGCATAGTTGCCCAGACATATTATTTTCTCTGGATTAATAACCTTGATAAATTTCCTTAACCAATCTTGGCATAAATCTAATTCTTCCGGAATAGGTTTCCCATTTCGCATACCTTCTACTGGTCTACAATTTACAGAATTAATGATACAAAAATCTTCTCTTCTATAATTTAACTCTGTCAATATTTCTGTTAAAACCTTTCCTGCTGATCCTACAAATGGAGTATTGCTTCTAGTCTCATGATATCCAGGTGCTTCGCCAATTATTAAGTATCTGGAGGAAGGGGTCCAATATGGGGCCGCTCTGCCATTAATATACAACCCACATTTTTTACAAGTATAAATTTGTGAGCATAGTAATTTCAATAATTTTATTTGTTTATCGGTTAGCATTTGACCGTCTTCCTCTTCCTCTTGGTTCTCTTGGAATACGTTCTTCTCTTTGGTGTAATTCTCTATCATCGCCGGATACTTCCGATTCGGTTAGCCATAAATCTGTTTCGCTACTATCATACATTTTTAAACTCTTAGTGTCAATATACATTTTTCCTTGCTGACCTACTCTTCCGCCATGCCTATTTTTAGTTATTTTATACGACATTTCGTTTTGGTAAACCATTGAATCTTCATCTAATCCCAATATTGCCATAAAATCTGATGTTGCTGCAAGCCCCATTGATTCTGCAATATAGTTATAATCCAATTCCTTAAAATGTACAAATGTTCCATCTCTGTTTAATTGTGAAACAGACACGACGGGGGTATTAAAATCAAATGATAATGCCCTCAATTCTTCTGATACACTTTTGACTATTTCATACATATTCCTATCAGACTTTAACGCAGATTTCATTAAGTTTACATAGTCAACATAAATTATATCTGGGCAGATATTTCTCATTTTTAATTCTCTTAGATATGCTTTAAAATCTAATACCGTAGCTCTACCTGTTGGGTATTCTTTTATAAATAATATTCCTCTGTTATCTTTTTCTTTTACTTCTTTTAGTCTTTGTATTAATTTCCGTTTGTAGACTTCTGACGAATATATTTTATTAATATCCAGGCAAGAAAAAATTCCATCCATTCGTTGAGAAAAGGCATCCTGTGACATCTCCAAAGTTAATAGTGCAACATTATATCCCATCATAACTTGTCTTGCCGCAAAATTTGCCATTGTGTTGGATTTTCCCGCATGGATTTTTGCAGCTAATATATTAAGACTATAAGGGGGGAATCCGCCAGTTATGAATTCATCAAAATCTTGAAACCCAGTCGGAACTCTAATAGTGCTGGTTGAAAATATTCTTGCCAGTCTATTTCTTAATTGACCAAAATAGTCTAATCCCAAATCT